GTTGCGCAGTGGTGCTACCGCGACCCCGGGGGCCAGCAGCTGTTCTGGATCCAGCGGATCGAAACCGGCGATCGCAAGCTGTTCGTTCATCGCACCTGGCTCGACGGCAGCTGGCACTTCCCCTCACGCCGCGATCCGTTCACCTCCGAGTGGCCCGCACCACGCCCGCTCTACCGGCTGCCTGATCTCGCCGCACGCCCCACCGATCCCGTCTTGCTGGCCGAGGGCGAGAAGGCCGCCGATGCCGCCGCCGATCTGCTGCCATCGCATGTCGCCATCGCCTGGTGCGGTGGCACCGGTGGGGTGAACACCGTCGACTGGTCACCCCTCGCCGGCCGCACCGTGGTCCTCTGGCCCGATGCCGACGACCCCGGTCGCCAGTGCATGGCGAAACTCGGCCGCCGCCTGCTCGGCATTGGCTGCACCGTCACCGTGGTCCGACTGCCCGACGGAGCGCCGAAGGGATTCGATCTGGCCGATGCCGCCGCCGAAGGCTGGAAGCCACGGCAGGTCGAGCGTGTGATGCGTCAGTTCTCCGTGCAGCTCGATGCCCTGCCTGAGCCTGAGCCCGAGACACCCGCCGCGCAGCCCCCGGATGAACCCGTCGACATCCCCACGACGCAGCCGTTCACCTGCCTCGGGTTCGATGACGGCGGCTACTTCTACCAGCCGGGCGACACCGGCCAGGTCATCCGCGTCGGTGGCGGCAGTCACAACTCCACCAACCTGATGCGCATCGCTGACGTGTCCTACTGGGAGGCCTGCTTCCCCGGTAAGAACGGCGTCAACTGGCAAGGCGCCATCTCGCGCCTGTTTCGTGATCAGGCCCGCGTTGGGGTCTACAGCCCAGACCGCATCCGTGGTCGCGGCGCCTGGTGGGACCAGGGGCGCTCCGTCCTGCACCTCGGCGACCGGCTGATCGTCGATGGCGTCACCTATCCGATCACCGCGCCGCCACCCAGCAACTACAGCTACCAGCGCCTCGCCAGCGTCGAGATCCCCGAGCACCTCGAGCCGCTCACCAACGAGGAGGGCATGGAGCTCCTCGACATCGCCAACCGGTTCCTGTGGGAAGTGCCTGCATCCGGCCTCCTGATGGCCGGCTGGGTGGCGCTGGCGCCCATCTGTGGCTCGCTCGGCTGGCGACCTCACATCTGGCTCACAGCCGCAGCCGGCAGCGGCAAGACCGCACTGCTGGATCGCTACATCGGCCCCCTGCTCGAAAGCCTCGCTCTCTGGCCCGAGGGCAACACCACCGAGGCGTTCATCCGCCAGGAACTCAAGTCTGATGCCCGCGCCGTGGTGTTCGATGAGGCTGAGTCGAACGAGAAGGCTGACCGCGATCGGATCCAGAACATCCTCGCGCTGGCACGGGTCGCCTCCAGTTCCGGCCGTGGTGTGATCGGCAAGGGCGGCGCCGATGGCGCAGCGCAGCGGTTCGTCGTTCGCTCGATGTTCCTGCTCTGCTCGATTTCCACAGCCCTCAAGCAGGGCGCTGACCAGAGCCGATTCGCGCAGCTCACCCTCCGCCATCCCGACACCCTGCCCAAGCCCAAGCGGCAGACCCACTGGCAGGCCCTGGACCGCGACCTTGCCCGGTTCATCACCGCTGAGGTGGGCCACCGGATGCTGCTGCGCTCCGTGCGGCTGATCCCGGTGATCCGCCAGAGCGCCGCGGTGTTTCGCCGGGCCGCCGCTGATCGCTTCGACAGCCAACGCCAGGGCGATCAGTACGGCACCCTCCTAGCCGGAGCGTGGTCGCTCTACAGCTCAGAGGTGCCGACCGAGGCGCAGGCCCTGCAGCTGATCGATGACAACAACTGGGAGCCGTACCGCGAGGCCTCTGAGCAGCCTGATGAGGTTCGCTGCATCCAGGCAATTCTTCAGCATCAGCTGCGCGTCGAAGGCGATCGCGGTGCCGTCTACCAGCGAACGATCAGCGAGCTGGTGGACATCGCCAATCCGGCGTCGATCGAGAGACCCGGGCAGGTCATCAGCGCCGACAACGCGATCGCGCATCTCGGCCGGATCGGCCTGAAGGTGGAGGGCGCCCAGCTGGTGGTCCACAACAACGCCGTGGGGTTGCGCAGGATCCTGGGGGACACAGCCTGGAGCCACTGCTGGCCCACCGTGCTCAGCCGGCTGCCTGGTGCGCAGAAGCTCAAGCCCACCAGGTTCCAGGGGCTGGCATCCACGGCGCGGGCGGTTTCGCTGCCGTTGGCCTCCCTGCAGGCCTGATTTGTCTACAGCGTAGACAGGCTGTCTACAGCGGCTGTAACGCCCAGACCCGTTGCGGCGCAGCGGGTTTCGGGCGTGTCTACGTTGTCTACAGGGTTTCGGGGGTGGATGCCCTTACACGTGCGCGCATGTGCGCGGGCGCGGGCGCGCGGGCGCGCGCGTGTGTGTGTAAGTAAGTACCTATTTCACTGTAGACATTGTAGACAAGAGGCTCAGACCGACTGCGGCGCAGTGCATCTGGGTGTCTACAGGGCTGTCTACAGGGGGGCTTTGGGCTGTAGACGCTGTAGACAGCCCCTTCACCCAGTCGATCCCGATGCGCAACCACATCGGCTGGGCTAAGCTGTTGACGATCTCCGCTCCCTGTTCCTGTGGCTGGTGGCCGGCCATCGACCCTCACCGACGACTTGATCCGCCGCGTTGGTGAACTAGCTGACATTGGCCTGCCCGGTTCCGTCATTGCCGCACGGCTTGGCATACCCACAAGCACGTGGTGCAGATGGATGAAACTTGCACGCGAATCTGACGGCAGCACACAAGAAGCGCGATTGTTGGAAGTCATCAATAGAGGCGCTTCAGAATTGACTGAGCGTTATCTCAACTCACTACATGGCCAAGCTGATGCCGGCAACGTAAACGCCATCACCTGGTTGCTCACGCACAACCCCCTCACCCGTGAGCACTGGTCCGACGCTGCAGCTGAACGCCGCACCGAACGCAAAACTGTCGGCACCGTTCTCGAAGCTGTAGCAGCTGCAGGCCTGCCGGCTGACCTGGAACGCAACCTGCTGCTGCAGATGCAGGCCAGGGGGTTGGGGGCGACGCCGCAGGAGGGGGAGGCGTGAGCTATCCAGCGCTTGTCGCAGTCGCCCGCCCCGTACTGGCTCCGACCATCTCTGGCGGCCTGCCGCGTCACGGCCGACGCTGTGATCCCGCCGTCAGCGATTGCACCTGGTATTTGCTCGGGCCGCTGCTGGCGACATTGGTCGCCACTGCATTCGCCCTTGCGCTGACCGAGGTCATCATGCGCTGGCCTGACATCCGCTGGCCCTGGTCTCGCTGATGCCAGCCACCGCCGCCACGATCGCCTCCCGCCTGGCGGCACTCACCCTGGCCACCCACGCCGCCTGCCCGGCCGCCGCTGCCGACACCTACACCCGCAGCTTCGGCGACCACATCGCCGCCGTATACCCCGCCTTCGAGTTCACCCGGCACACCACCCGCCTGGTGGAGATCGGCCAACGTGTGGCTGATGGTGAGCTCCCCCGGCTGCTGCTGATGCTGCCGCCCCGGCACTACAAGTCGACCATCTTCAGCCGGTTCCTGCCGTCGTACTTCCTCCGCCGCTATCCCGACCGCACCTGGGGCCAGGGCGCTCACACCCAGACCCTCGCCGAGGAGTTCGGCCAGGCCGCCCGCGATTACTTCGTCGCCTCCGGTGGTGCGCTCGACCCCAGCTCCGCCGGCAAAGGCCGCTGGAAGGTCGCTGGCTCCCTTGGTGGGTTCTGGGGTGCCGGCGTGGGCAAAGGCACCGGCCTGCCGGCGGACTTCCTCAACGTTGACGACCCGATCAAGAACCGCCAGGAAGCCGAATCCGCCGCCTACCGCAGGCAGCTCTACGACTGGTGGAGCACCGTGCTGAACACCCGCGAGGAACCCGGCGCCGGGAAGCTCATCACTCACACCCGCTGGGCTGATGCCGACCTGATCGGCTGGCTCCTGCAGCAGGTGGAGGACCTCGAGCGCGACGGTCACGCCGATGCCGCTGAGCACTGGCACGTGATCAACATGCCGATCATCGCCGAACCGGTGCAGGTGGCCCTGCCGGCGCTCTGCACCCGCGAGCCGGATGATCGCCAGCCTGGTGAGGCGCTCGACCCTGACCGGTTCGATGCGGACTGGGCCCGCCGGAAGCAGCTCAACACCCCGGTGCGGGACTGGGAAGCGCTCTACCAGCAGCGACCCAGCCCGAGCGGTGGGACGATCTTCAGCGAGGCGATGTTCCGCCTCTACGACGCCGCACCCGATCGCTTCGTGCGTCGGCTGGCCTCGCTGGACTGCACCTTCAAGGATTCAGCCGGCACCGACATGGTGGCCATGACGCTCTGGGGCCAGGACGCCGCTGGCCTGTGGCTGCTCGACATCGTGAACCAGCGGCTCGACTTCAGCGGCACGATGGACCTGATCGCCGGCAAGCAGGAACCCTGGCAGTTCGGTGAGCTGCTGATCGAGGACAAGGCCAACGGCCCCGCCGTGATCTCCACCCTGAAACGTGCCGCCGCTGGGTTCATCGTGCACGCCGTCAATCCGCTCGGCGGCAAGGTCGCCCGCGCCAATGCGGCAACGCCGGAGTTTAACCAGGGCCGGGTGATGTTCCCCCGCAATCATCCGCTGCTGCCGGTGCTCACCAGCCAGCTGATCCGGTTCCCCGGCGACACCTACGACGATTTGGTGGACAGCGTGACTCAGGCGGTGAACTTCACCGCCGGCACCGGGCCGATGCGCGTCTCCACAGTCCACTACGGCCACGGCAGCAACGGCGAGCGGCCACCGGATCCATTCGCCGACAACGACACCTTTAAACCCAGGCAGCGCCGGCTCACGGCAACGCCGGGGTTTCGGTGATCTCCTACCCACTCACCACCATGACCTATTCGAGAGACCCCCATCTTCCACCGCCTGAGGTTTGCGACTGGCTGTTGGAACAGCGGTGGTCTGGCTGCATCCCGAAGACGCTGATCCTCTACCCAGATGGCAGCGCTCAGGGGATCGCCCAGTCCGAATTGTTCGACTACGAAACCACATGCGCGGCAATCGGCGCGGATGAGATCGGCCGCATTTTCCTGCCCGACGAGGCGCTGAACGTGCTGCACAAGGATCGGGCGGCGCGACGTGCTGCCCTAGATCAAAAGCGTGCTGCGTCACTGGAGGATACGCTGAGCCGCATGCAGGAACGCGAGCGCGCGCGCGCGCGTGAGATGCGACCTGTCCCGGAGGTGGAGGCACGGCTGTGAAGTTCCTGAGCCGACTCTGGCCATTCCGTGGTGGTGACGTGGCCACCGCACACGGAGAGCAACCCAGCCTCACCATGGCCGTGCAGATTGTCACCCTGCCGCAACCCATCCCCCTGGCCGAGCGGAAGCCGGGGCCTGCCGACCTCGGCGGACTCGACAGCGATTCCTGCTGGTGGGGCCACTGGCAGCGCGACCACTGGCTCTGGATCTGGGACTACGAGCCCGTCCGCGACGAGACCCACTGGCTCCCCGCCAGCGTTGAGGTGCTGCCTGCGCGGTGCTGTCCGCCATGACCGCCACCTTCCCCCCGCCCACCGAGCACAGCGAGGCGCTGATCACGCGCAACATCGGCCTGGCGCGGCAGCAGGCATGGAAGTTCCACAGGCGGACCGGTCAGCCTTACGACGACCTCGAGGCGATCGCCTACGTCGGCCTGATCCGCGGCTGCCGCCGCTACGACCCCGAGCGCCTCAACCCCGGCACCGGCCGGCCCTATGCCCTTAGCACCATCGTCTGCCCGTTCATCGCTGGCGAAATACTCCACTGGTTCAGGGACAAGGGACACGCGATCAAGTACCCCAGCCGCTGGCGGGAGCAGTGGGGCAAGGTGCAGCGGCTGATGGCTGATCCCAGCCAGACGGCGCAGGACGTGGCGGAGCAGTCCGGGCTGACGGTCAACGAGCTCAGCGAGATGCTGGCATCGATGACCGGCACCGCCAACCTCGACGACCTCCATGGCGCTGATGCCTGCGACGGCCCGGATGTGGAGCTGCGGCGAATCGACCCGCTGCAGGCCCTGGTACAGCAGGCATGGGGGAATCTGCACGCCGGTGACCAGGCGCAGCTGATCAACTGGTGGAGTGCACCGCGGCGGCTGCAGTATCCGGCTGGCCCGATGCAGCAGTTCCACCGGCGGCTGCAGAGCCTGCTCGAGGGCCGCAGCCTCAGCGAGCACCGCCAGCTGGGTCTGGCCGTGAGCGTGCCGGTGGTGACGGCGAAGCCCCGCGCCCGCCGGCAGCGCAGCAGGAAGCAGCTGGACGCAGCGGTGCTGCAGCTGGGGATGCAGATGTGAAACCGTATCGGTAGAGTGACGAAAGTCACCACACCACCATGAACAGAGCGCACTGGACGCGCCGGTAGCCTGAGCCTGCCGGGTCGGTCCCATCCGTAAGGACGGACGCGGTGAGCGGTGCCCGCAGACGCTGCTCTGAAACCGTATCGAAGGCCCGGTTTCACCGGTGGGGCTAGCAGCGTTGCTGGCCCCTTTCCGTGTTGCCGCCAGCCAACGTGGTGCCGCGATGATCTGGCACGAGGTCGTCACTGCTGAGGTCAACGCCGCATTGGCTCGTCTCAGCCCGCGTTG